GCTGCTGCTGGGGGGTAAAACCCTCAAGACGATCTCGGTCATACATCGGCTGCTGTGTATTGAGCAGGGACTGGGCACCCTGCATCAGCGCATTGTAGTAAGGCTGCTGAGACGGACCAATGTTCGATGTGGTCGTCGTGTTATAGTTTGTGGTCGTACCCATTAGAAACCTCTACCATATGAGCGATAACGCGTCACTTACAAATCACGCCAACCCACGGCTTAGCTTGGTGTCCTGCCCACGCCCTGCCTTTTTACGCGCTGCATGTGCTTTGTCCATAAGCGCGTAGAGCTTATCAGCACCGCGCTGGGGGTTACCCCTACCAATGCGGCGCACAGCATTTGCTGGCATAATTACCTCATCCCGAGCGACACGAGCAGGCTGATCCCTACCAATACGAGCAGGGACGCTATCACTGACTCCATCACCCGGACCTTGTACTGGGAAGCCGCCAATACGACGGAGAGCTTCCATGCCAGCGTTGCTGCTGCCGTTTCCGATTTCAGACACTGTGCGGGCGTCAAGCACAAAGGCTCCATCGGACAATTCGATTTCGCCGCCATGGGCGTAGCCAGTGCCTTCTTCCTCGGGTGCGATACCGCCCTGATATTCTACAGGCACAAAGGAGTACATCGGCTGGCCCTTCTTGGCCTTCGGGTTCAGCACCGCCTGCATGATCTGCGTACCACGTGCTGTCTGCGACCCCGGCTGTACGACCTGACCCATGGTGTTGTAGATTTCAGGCATACTGACTGCAAAGTGGCGGCGCTGTTTGGACGAAGGCGCACCTTCTGGGTCCTTAATCTGCTTCCGATCCTGTGCGTAATACGGACCCTGATATGAGTTGTCGATCTGACCCTCAGGTCCCGCTGCACTGCCAGTCGGAGCCATTGCACCACTAACACCTTGCATCAGACCCATACCCGCCAGCATCGGGGCGTTCTTGGCGAGAAAAGCCGGGGTGCCCTTGGGAAGTCCTGCCTTGGCGGCGTTACCGAAGTTTTGCGCAAGACCTGCAAGACCAGTTTTAGCCGCACCAGCCGTCGAAGTGGCAATAGGAGTGGCACCAGCAAATGCGGCGGGGGCCGCAGGTGCAACAGAAGCAGCAAGGCTAGGAGCCGCAGCACTGGCAATGTTCATAGCCGAAGGCGCAGCATTAGCGACAACACCCCCTGCAATGTTCGCCGGGACGGTAGCGCCCAGACCCGCAGCAGTGGAAGTAGCAATAGGAGTAGCACCAGCAAGTGAGGCAGGCGCAGCGGGCGCAACCGCGCTAACACCACTAACCCCACTCGTTGCAGCAGTCGTTGCCGCCTTTGCAGCTTGGACACCAGCACCAAGACCACGTGCAAGTGAAGCGCCGCCATAAGCGCTAAGGCCAGCCATCAGACCTTTCTTAAGGCTACCGGTGAGGAGCGTTGAGCCGCCACCTACGATACCAGCCGCAGCGATAGCATTAACACCCGGAATGAACATCAGGCCCGCACCGACCAGCGTCGGCAGCAGCTTCTTAAAGACGTTACCGAGGAAGCCAGCTTCAGGGAGACCTGTGTGCGGGTTGATGGTGAGTGAGCCGCCATGTGCCATGGCCAGTGCCTGCAAGCCCTGTAGCTCGTGGGGCGTCACGTGCATGAGGACGCTATCTTCGCCGCGTCCCATCTGCCTTACGTTTTCTGCTTCGTGGACGGCACCACCGTCTGCGTACTGCGACTGAAACTCTTCCGGCAGGGGGTTACCCGTAATAGACAAGCCACCCGACGAAGGTAGGCCACCAGTCATACCCGGAACCTGCTGCCCCAGAATAGGGGGGTTACCAGACGGGGGCTGTCCGGTGTCCATTTCTGAGTAAATTGGCGGAGCAGCCTGCATGTCCATCATAATTACCTACCTTGTGACTACGCTTATAGCGCCAATCTCACCAAAACCAAATACCGGAAGTGGAGCAACGCGTGTCTTCTGCGGGAACTGAGCAGAAATGAACGTCACCGACAAAATAACAGAGGGGGTTGCCGGGATTGCAGGGGTCACGCCGGGGCTGGCAGTAACTGCCGCAAACGTCTCCAAAGACACTGTAGTGCTGCTGACGCGCCAGATAACTTCGACATAATCGTTGTCCGCTTCGATGTCGATCATGTACGACGTGACAGCGATCAAGTGTGAGGGGGTACCTGCTGTTTTGCGCGCTGGGATGGAGAACCGACTGTTTGAGGACGCCAGATCAGTGCCATTGCGCCGGAACCAGATGTCGATATCGTGCGTGCTATTATCAGTGTTTTTGAACTGCAAGCTGTAGGTGAAATTGTAGACGCCCGTACGAGACAGCTTAATCTCCGACGAGTTTTGCAGGATAATCCCATCAGGGAAATCCGTGTCGGTGTAAGTCAGTTCGTTCGCCGTCGCCACGTCAGGCGCGGTTTGAGTAGCGCTGCTGGTGAACTGGTTATAGGGCGTCTGGATATACCGACCATCGCCATAGAAGAAGTCAGCGTAAACGTCCTGAGCCATTAGGTGGTCAGTGATCTGACTACCGTTGCGGTGCCCATAGGAGATCAACGCATCAGTCCACACGCCGTTGGCGCGTTCGTAGCCGATTAGTGAGTTATGGGCGATAAGCAGGTCGGTATCAACCGTACCACTGGCAGTGATGTCCGTGCCGGTGAAGCTACCCCCTACGAAAGCATCTGCTGTGTACTTTGAGGCGTTGTTCGCGGCGCGGGAGTCAAGCTGTGAGAAATAAGTTTCAAGCACGCGGACGACCTGCCGGATGTACTGCGCATCGTACTGAGCCGGAGGGTTGGGTAGTGGTGCAGCTTTGAACTTATCAAGGGCCATTAGCGCTTCCCATCCGGGCGGGCGTCAAGGCGTGGCGCACCAAGCTGCCACTGCACACCAAGCTCAGTAGACCGGATTTCAAACGCCATCTGGCGGGCACGCGCACGCATGAAAACCTGATCGGTATAGACGCCAACCGAAGTCTCGATGACGCGCTGGGTATCCGCAGCGTCCGCTGAATAGGAACTACCGGGGAAGTTACGTGGGCGGACTGTGATTGTCACTTCCGGCTGGGCTGCAATCGACCCGCTAAAGCTCACGTCAGGCAGCATACGTCGGGTCAGCATAAACTGGTCGCCATCATCAAGGTCGAAGTCAGATGACTGGATGTAGCTGACCATTGCCGTACCGTCGTCATTGACCCCGTATTCCTGAGCGTAAAGGATACCACCCTGCGGACTGGTAACCCCTGCTTCGCCCGGAGTATTAGCAGCCTGCGGGTAATTCCGCAGTGCGGTGTCGAGCCATGCAGTGCGACCTATGGTGCCGTAATACCAGATGCGTTCGAGGTGGTTGTAGATGACGTAAGCGTCGTTGTAGTCGCTTTGCGCGGTGGGGTAGAACCACCACACTTCGTTCCACTGCTCGTTGGTCCCGCAGACGATTTGCTCGACTTGGTTCAGGTTGATGTCGTTGAACACGTGGTTGCGCAGGGTGCACGGCAGTGTCTCAACACGACCGGTATAGGCATAGAACTTGTCCTGTCCCATCCAGTAAGTGATGTTGGCTGCGGACGTCACGGCGCGTGGTGAGATGATCGAGACGCTATCCGCATACTCCTGAAGCGCAAACACGTCGGTCGTGCCAAGGAACTGAAGCGTGAATAGGTGGGTATCCGTCCAAACCAAGATTTCCTGACGGGTCGGCAGTGCACGGACGATGCGCGAACCACGCGAAACACGAAGGTCGCCAGCGGTGTTAGTTGTGCTGGGTGTCCAGTCGCCCGGAGTATCTTGGTCAGCCCAGCGGATCAGAAGCGGGTCGAAGTCAGCCGTGCTGGTCGAGCCGAAGGGCACTGCGCCAAAGGCAATGAGGTGCCTGTCCTGCTGTGATACAAGCAACTGCATAATCTGCACGGGGACCGCGCTTGCGCTGTAACCCTCATTGGTAGCGTATGTCGTAAGCGGGATAGCGGGGGCACCCAGCGCTCCACCGGGGTCTTCCACCGTACCACGTGCCCACCAGTAGCCTGCGCCGTTGCGGATATTCATCACAAGATCGTTATCGAAGTTGTCGAACCACCAGTCGCGCTGGGGGAGGAAGACAGGCATAATGGTGCCTGTACCCCATGCTTCGCGTCCCCATGTACCAACGTTCCATCCATAACCACCCACAGAAATCGGGTTGCCGGGGCTGATCTGGAACTTGATGGTGATCCCAGTACCACCTGCGTTACTAACCGTAGAGGTAGCAGTCGTCGTGGCTTGGAACGAGAATGAGTCCGCGTCGATAACGGTGATTTGGTAGCTTCCGTTGATCTCAGTGATAGGCACACCACCGATAGCCGAAGGACTGCCAGAGCCGGTCACGCCAGAGATAATGACGAAGTCACCTGTGGTGGCACCGTGCGCCGTGCCAAGGTTAACCGTAATGGTCTTCGTCGTGTTCGACGTGTTGATGCTGTTGTTGGTGTTCGGGGTCGTCAGCGTGGTGCGCAGTGGCGTGATATCGTACAGGTTACCGGCGATTTCGATGTAGACCTTGGAGTTGGTCCCCATAGCCAGCATGTCATCGCCATAGGTAGTGATCCAGTTCCACATCTGGCGGCAGTAGCCGTAGAAGAGGCTACCCGACGTCCTGATCCAGCCGCCGATCTTCTCGGGGTAACCCGAACGGAACCTGATTTTGTCGCACTCGTACCAGCCGCCCTCGTTGGAGTAGTCGGTCTGGTCGCGGTTCACACCGGGCTTAAACTGGAGCTTGATGAAGGGCATCAGGGCCTCTCGTTAATTAGGCGGATGGACTGCTCTACCTTGGCTAGAGTGGCGGGTTCGTCACAGGTGCCGTCCGTGTTAAAGACAGCAGGGACCTCAAAATATATACCCCCATCAGCCGTACCCTTGGCGTACCACTCGTCGGCGTTGGCGGGGTAGTTTACTATCAAGCCCATACGACCCCCTTTGTAGCACCGGTAACAGTCCCAAACGGATTAGTGGGAGCAGTGGACCAAAGCCACCGAGTGCGAGTCCCATCATAGCTGTAAGTCGCATCCGTCCGGTTAAAGACCGTACCCGCTATGGTCATAGTGTTCCACCCCGAATTAGGGGCCAATCCTGTAACCGTAAACGACA